GAAGAAAATATTAACGGCGAAGAACCTCAGTTTGAAGAACCGTCTGAGAGTGATAAGGAACTCGTTTCGTGGGTCATGAGCCATTGCGAAAACTGGCGCGATTGGCGCGATCAGAATTACATGAGCAGTTACGAAGAGTACGAGCGCATCTTCCGTGGTCAGTGGCAAGCCTCCGATTCCACACGTGAGTCAGAGCGTAGCCGTATCATCTCCCCTGCTACTCAGCAAGCTGTAGAGACATCTCACGCTGAGATCATGGAAGCCATCTTCGGTCAAGGTGAGTACTTCGACATCAAGGATGACGTTAAGGACGTTAACGGTTCTCCTATCGACGTAGCGATGCTGAAGACTCAGATGATGGAAGACTTCGCTAAGGACAAGATCCGTAAGAGTATCGACCAGATTGGCTTGATGGCTAAGATCTACGGTACAGGTATCGGTGAGATCGTTGTCAAGACTGAAAAAGAGTACATTCCCTCTACACAGCCTATCCCCGGTGTCATGGGGCAAGCAGCTATCGGTGTAGTCGAGCAAGACCGTATCTCTGTCTCCCTGAACCCAATCAACCCTAAGAACTTCTTGTTTGACCCTAACGGTACATCAGTTGATGACTGTATGGGTGTAGCGATTGAGAAGCCTGTGAGCTTGCACAAGATCGTAGCAGGTATGGAGTCAGGTATCTATCGCAAGGTAGACATCTCCCCTTACACAGACAATGACACTCTAGAGGCTACTCAGGAGCTGCGTCAGTTCCAAGACGGTAAAGCTACCATGCTTACGTACTACGGCTTAGTGCCTCGTGAGTACTTGGAACAGAAAGAGAATGACGGTAAAGAGGTCATGGATCTCTTCCCTGAGGACTCAGCTGCTGATGACTACTCTGACTTGGTAGAGGCTATCATCGTCATCGGTAACGGTACTCTCTTGCTCAAGGCTGAAGAGAATCCTTACATGATGAAGGATCGCCCAATCATGACGTATCAGGACGATACAGTCCCTAACCGTCTTCTAGGTCGTGGTGTGGTCGAGAAGGCCTACAACATGCAAAAGGCTATCGATGCTCAGTATCGTGCCTACCTTGACTCATTGGCCTTGACTACATCGCCCATGATCGCTATGGACGCTACTCGTCTACCTCGTGGTGCTAAGTTTGAAGTTAAGCCCGGTAAAGCCCTCCTGACCAACGGTAATCCATCTGAGATCATGATGCCGTTCAAGTTTGGTACTACTGATGGTAATGCTCCAGCAGCTGCTCAGAACTTCGAGCGTATGCTCTTGCAAGCTACTGGCACTATGGACACCAATGGCATGATTAGCCAAGTCTCTCGTGATGCTAGCCAAGGCGGTATCTCGATGGCTGTAGCTTCTCTGATCAAGAAGAACAAGCGCACACTGACTAACTTCCAAGAAGACTTCCTGTCCCCATTTATCAAGAAGGCAGCATTCAGGTTCATGCAGTTCGATCCTGAGCGCTATCCTTCAGCTGACTTGAACTTCGTACCTACAGCTACCTTGGGTATCATGGCTCGTGAGTATGAGCAGTCACAGTTCATTGCTCTCCTCCAGACTCTTGGCCCTAACACTCCAGTGCTCCCACTGATCTTGAAGGGTGTGATTGCTAACTCTAGCCTGTCTAACCGTGCTGAGATGATGGATGCTCTCGATAAGATGGCTCAACCTGATCCTAAGGCTCAAGAGATGCAGCAGATGCAGCAACAGTTGGCTCTCCAAGCTGCTCAGGCTCAGATCGCTGTTAACGCTACCCAAGCTGAACGTAACAAGGCTGAGGCAGCTAACACGATGATGGAGACTCAGTTGAAGCCTCAAGAGGTTCAAGCTAAGATTATCGCTTCATCTACAAATAATCTGCCTAATAACGATGATTTAGCTAGCAGAGAGTTTGACAGACGTGTTAAAATAGCTGACTTAATGCTTAAAGAAGCTGATATGAAGAACAAGTCGAAGATCGTTGAGCTACAGATGAGCCAAAGCAGACAAGACGGTATGGCAAAAGAAGCTGAATTCTTGAAACAACTCACTGAAAGCCTAAGCAAATGATGCTACAAGACATTGAAGCCATGACTGACGCTGAGAAATTAGCGCTGGTTAAGGCTATTCAAGAGAATGTTGCATCTTCCAAGGCAAAGCAAGTGTCATTGGAGACAGGCCAGTACGCAAAGCTGGTCGTTGACGCCATCAAGAAGATCAAAACTGACCTTGAAGAGCGTTATGCGGAGATTAGCGCTGAAATCGTATCAAAATCTGCTGCGATTAGAGACGGTAAGGACGGTATCAACGGCGCTAAGGGCGAAAAAGGTGATACAGGGCTCAGAGGGCTCGATGGAGCTAACGGTAGAGACGGTGTAGACGGTAAAGATGGCGTTGACGGGGTAGATGGTAACGGTGTCATGGACGCCCGTATCGACTTTGATGGTTCATTGGTCATTGTACTTGACAACGGCACTGAAATCAACGCTGGTGAGGTAGTTCCCTTCGATATAGCTGAGAAGATCAAGATTATCGGTAACGGTGGTGGCACTTCTCAGTACGTATTGGACACATTAGCCTCTCTACAGGCCTCTATCGACTCTATTTCCCCTACTTTGGTCATCACAGACACCTTTGTAGTGGGTTCTCAGGCTGCTATGATAGCGCTTACAGCAGCTGAAAAGGGTGATGTAGCAGTCCGTACAGACATAAATAAGACGTTTATTCTCACTGCTAACCCCTATTCTACACTAGGTAATTGGCAGGAATTGTTGACTCCCACTGACTCAGTTACCTCTGTAGCTGGTCGTACAGGCACTGTAACGCTCTCAACTAGCGACATTAGCGGCTTAGGTACGATGGCTACTCAGGCTGCTTCTAGTGTAGCTATCACAGGTGGTACAGCAACGCTCACAAGTCTGACAACCCCTACAGTTCAAGCTACTAACTCAGCTGGGTTGGCTTTAAAGAACTCTGCTGGTACTACTCAGCTCAGCATGGGCGCTGGTGCTGGCGATAATATGTCTATCAATGTTTCTACCAACATTAACGGCACTAACGCACAGATTGATATTAGCCCTACTGGTACAGGCCACGTTCACATAAAGCCTACTGGTGTTAACTCAGTTGAGATTGCCCCTATTTTTGTAGGTACTCTTGATAACATTACCATTGGTGCTACCACAGCCAAGGCCATTACAGGTACTACCATTACAGCGACTACTTACGCTGGTGGTAACGTAGCTAACTGGAATACTGCTTACGGTTGGGGTAATCACGCTAGCGCTGGCTACGTATCCTCTGGTGGCGCTCTAGGTACACCTTCTAGCGGTAACTTAGCTAACTGTACTTTTCCTACTCTGAACCAGAACACTACAGGAACAGCAGCATCGACACCTAAGTTACTGTCCACTAACTTCACTATTGAGGAATCAGGTGGTAAGTTGTTGTTCAAGTACGGAGCTACAACGATTGCCTCTATGTCCTCCACAGGTCTTATCACCTCCGCAGCTAACATTGTCTCCAACGGTACGCCGTAAATCTTTCTTAAGGTAATATAAAACATGGCACAAACTTCTCTTAATTCCACAGGCGTAGCTAGCTCAGCGGCTCTGTCTCTCCAGAGTAACGGTACTACCGAGGCTATCGGTATCTCCACAGGTCAAGTAGCTACTTTGGCTCAGAACCCTATCCTCACGTCAGGAACCGTAAACGGTTTAGCATTCTTGAATGCGTCTAAGGTGCTTACTACTGGTACTGCGCTGACGTTTGATGGTACTAATATTTCTACTGCGCTTGGTGGCTCATATTATTCAGCAAATGCTAATTATGGTTTTGGCACGCCTGACAGCGCAGGTTTGCAGATTTTTACTGCGTCAGGTGATTCAATTCGTTTAGGCACAAGAGCAACTGGAACATTTACTGAGCGTATGCGCCTCGACAGCTCAGGCAACCTAGGCTTGGGTGTTACTCCTAGTGCTTGGGTTGGCTATAAAGTAATGCAAGCGGGTATTGCTTCGTTTGCTGGCGGTTCATCTGGTGCGTATTTAATTCAAGATAACGCTTTTACAGATAACTCTGGTGCTGGCTGGAAATATATCAATAGCGGATATGCAGCTGCTCAATATTACGCAGCTTCAGGCGCTCACGTTTGGCGTACAGCAGCATCAGGTACAGCAGGTAACGCCATCACCTTCACCCAAGCAATGACGCTTGATGCTAGTGGGAATTTGGGTATTGGTACTACAAGTCCTCCTTCTAGGCTTTCTGTAGCGGGTGAGTTTGGCACAAGCACAACTGCGGTAACAGTTCATAACAACTCTGCTGCTAGTGCATCTAATATTGCTAGAATTGATTTTCGACTTAACAACACATTTAACGGAAATGAAAGATGCGCGGCAATTTTGGGGCTAAACCCGAACGCTGCTGGTAATAACGGAGGCGCGTTAGTTTTTAGTGTTTCATCAGATGGCACATCAACCACACCCACAGAACGCGCCCGTATCGACTCCAGCGGTAACTTGCTGGTGGGTGGAACTTCAGGAGGTTCTGGCAATAGCTTCACCGTCAATACAAACTCTGGTAGTGGGCTTTACACGCAGATTTCTCACCCCAATGGAACAGGTTCGGGTGTCGCGTATGAAATCTTTTATTACAACGGGGCAAACATTGGCTCCATTACGCAATCAGGCACAACAGCGGTTCTTTACAACACTACTTCAGACCAACGACTGAAAGAAAACATCCAAGATGCAGCGCCAGCTTCTGCTTTGATCGATTCTTTGCAAGTGCGTCAATACGACTGGAAATCTGACGGTTCACATCAACGCTACGGTTTTGTTGCCCAAGAACTTGTAACTGTTGCTCCTGAAGCTGTACATCAACCCGTTGACCCAGACGAAATGATGGCAGTTGACTACTCTAAACTTGTACCTATGCTGGTCAAGGAAATCCAATCACTTCGTAAACGCCTAGCAGCCGCTGGCATCTAATCTTTAACATTCGTAAACTCATTTAACTAAGGAAACTAAACCATGACTACTTGGACAATCAACCAACTTGACCGCAACACTTCTGACGGTTTCGTCACTACTGTGCATTACAACGTGACCAAAGTAGATGGCGACTTCTCAGCGTCCACCTACGGCACAGTAGGCTTTGAAGACGGTACACCTGCAACACCTTTTGCATCTTTGACTGAAGCACAAGTAATTGCATGGGTAAAAGACAAGCTAGGCGAAGCAACTGTAGAGGCTGCATTGGCTGCTCAGATTGAAGCTCAGAAGAACCCTGTTAAGGCTTCTGGCTTGCCTTGGTAATAGATTTATAAAAAGTACTATAAAGTACTTGACAAAGTAGTTAAAATAGTATACATTACATTCTTATTAACTATTAGGTTCTCCGTATGGATAAAGAACTGCAAGACTTATCAAAATTCTACGATGATGCCTTCGACATGATGTCCACTCAAGGGTGGAAAGACCTCATGGAAGACATCCTCAAAGTAAAGGATAGCTACGACAAACTATCTTCTGTCACGGAAACACACCCTATTGACTTTCGTCGTGGACAGATGGATATTTTGAACTGGTTATATGGCCTGAAGGAGGCCTATGGTCGTACTTACAAAGACCTTCAAGAGACTGGAGAGGTGTAATGCCTCGTCGTATCTTTGAATTTGTTTGTAAAGACAACCATCGCACTGAAGCTTTTGTAGACACTGAAGTCCACGCAACTCCTTGTAAGGAATGTGGCTCTGAGGCTACGAGGGTAGTGAGCGCACCTACCATGAAGTTAGAGGGCTTTACAGGCTCTTTTCCAACAGCCTATGACTCATGGGAACGCAAGCGATCTGAAAAGCTCGCCCAAGAGAGAAAACAGAACGCAGACTCATAAGTCTTAATAGACCGAGTCTATTTTAAATATAGAGATCCTAGAACCACATCTTATACGTGGCAGGAAAAAGGAATTAGTATGTTAGTAGATGATAATGAAGATAGTACTCTAGGTGAACTCGACGTAGTTGAACAACTCACCGCAGCGCCCAAGATTGAAGAAGATCACGCTAGTGCAGACACAATCCCTGAGAAATACAAAGGGAAGTCCTCACAAGAGATTATTCGGATGCACCAAGAGGCTGAAAAGCTCATTGGTAAACAGGCACAAGAAGTTGGCGAGGTTCGTAAACTTGCTGATGAATTGCTGAAACAAAGTCTATCAAACAATAAACCTGCTGCACCTACTGAAGTAGAGCCTGAAATTGACTTCTTTGAAGATCCACAGAAGGCAATTCGTAATTCTATTGACAAGCATCCAGATGTTCTCGCTGCACGACACAGTGCTCAAGAATTTAAGAAGATGCAGATTCAACAGAAGCTAAACCAGAATCATCCTGACTTTCAGAGTGTTGTTCAAGATCCTGAGTTTGCGGAGTGGGTAAAACAATCTCCCGTCCGCCTAGGTTTGTACGCAAGAGCTGATGGTGAGTTTGATTATGATAGCGCTAACGAATTGTTATCTACCTTTAAGCAGATTAAGCAAATTAAGACGCAACAGGTAGCAACGCAAGTATCAGCCAAAGGTAAAGACGTATTGAAGCAGAACTTAAAAGCTGTTGCAGTCGATACTGGTGGTACTGGTGAATCATCGAAGAGAGTGTATCGTAGGGCCGACCTTATTCGGCTGCGAATGAGTGATCCGGATCGTTACGAAGCTTTGGAGCCTGAAATCAGGGCTGCTTACGCTGATGGGCGAGTTCGGTAAGTAAATAATTTAATTTGTATATCTAGGAGTATTTAAAATGGGACTCGGAACTAATCACGTAACCACCACAACAGCTAATACGTTCATCCCCGAAATTTGGAGTGATGAAATTGTAGCTGCTTATAAGAAGAGCTTGGTAGCAGCCAACCTCGTTAAGAAGATGAGCTTCAAAGGCAAGAAAGGTGACAAAGTTCACATTCCTAGCCCCACACGTGGCGACGCTTCTGTCAAGACAGCATCTGCTCAAGTGACTTTGATCGCCGCTACTGAAACTGAAGTGGCTGTGGACATTAACAAGCACTATGAATATAGCCGCTTGATTGAAGACATCGTCGAAGCTCAAGCTTTGTCTAGCCTCCGTTCATTCTACACAGAAGATGCTGGCTACGCTCTGGGCAAGCAAGTTGACTCTGACATCATCAAGTTGGGTCGTTTGTCTCAAGGTGGCGCTGGCGCTCGTTACGCTGGTGCTTTCATCGGTTCTAACGGTACTACCGCTTATGACTACACCGCTGACAACCAAGCTGCTTTGACTGACGCTGCAATCCGTCGTTCTATCCAGCGTTTGGATGACTCTGATGTCCCTATGGACAACCGTTTCTTCATCGTTCCTCCATCGACTCGTAACACCTTGATGGGTTTGGCTCGTTTCACTGAGCAAGCTTTCGTGGGTGAAATGGGTGGTAACAACACTATCCGTAACGGTGCAGTCGGTGATGTGTACGGCGTTAAAGTGTACGTGTCTACCAACGCTGACACTCCTACTGATGCCAACGATGGTTCAGGTACAGCTCAACCAGCTCGTATCTGCTTGATGGCTCACAAGGATTCATTCGTGTTGATCGAGCAAGTCGGTATCCGTTCACAGACTCAGTACAAGCAAGAATACCTCGGTACTCTGTTTACTGCTGACACTCTGTACGGTGTTGCTGAATTGCGTGACTACGCTTCTGTTGCCTTGGCAGTGCCAACCTAATAGTTAGACTTTGATCCCCTCTTCGGAGGGGGTCTTTCAAGTTTAATGTCTTAAATTATTAGGAGTAAATAAAATGGCTGCTGCTACCGCTGTTGTTACCCGTCAAGGTAACGATCAATTCCGTGGTCTGTTCTCAGATACATGGTCTGTAACTTGTACTTTGAACGTAGATTCATTGGTTGATGGTGCTGGTTCTACCGACACTATTGCCGTACCCGGTGTTGTCTTGGGCGACATGGTTTTAGGTGTTTCTTTTGGTGTTGACTTGGCTGGCGTTAACGTCACAGCTTATGTCAGCGCTGCTAACGTAGTGACTTTGCGTTTACAAAACGAATCGACTGCTACAGTAGACTTGGCTTCGACTACCGTTCGCGTGGTTGTTGGGCGTTTGGTCTAATAGGTAAACTGAAGGGGCTTCTCACAAGGAAGCTCTTTTGGTTTATCTAGTACACAGGCCATACACTATGCAAGCTACCTTTAAATGTCTCATGAGTGGTAACACAGTTACCTTTGAGCACCAAGTTGATATTGACTCCATGAAGGGTCATCCTGACTACGAGCGTGTCGTAGAAGATACCCCTGTTGTCGTTGAGGACGCCCCTGAAGTTAAGAAGGCAGGACGCCCAAAGAAACTTGAAGCTGAGGTGAATTGATGGATGATGTATCAGCTCGTGAATTTGGTCGTCTAGAAGCTCAGGTAGAAGCTCTTCAATGTGATGTACATACTCTACGTGATGACGTTAAAGCTCTTTTAGAACTAGCTAACAAGTCTAAAGGTGGTTTCTGGATGGGTATGACTATTGCCTCATTTGTAGGCGGTGGTATCACATTCTTCATGGATAGATTCTTTAAATAATAAGGACACATTAATATGGCACTGGCAACTCTTCTGAACGCTGTAACAGCTACAGGCGCTTCTAATTCAATGGGAACTGATAGCAATAAACCAGCTTTCCTTCAAGTCTCAGGTATCACCTCAGCAACTGTTGCAGCTCAAGGCAGCGTAGACAACACTACTTGGGCAACGATTGGTACTGCATTGACTGCTGATGGCCTTATCACAATTACCAATCCTCCTCCTTTTATCCGTGCTAACGTGACAGTTTTCGTTACAGGGACTATTACTGTGAAAGCGAGTACTTAATTATGGCTACAACTAAGAAACAAACAGCTAAGATGGGTAAGGTTATGGGTGAGTACAAAGAAGGTACTCTGCATAGCGGTAAAGGCGGCCCTGTAGTTAAAGACCGTAAGCAAGCTATCGCTATTGCAATGTCTGAGGCTAAAATGCCCATGCGTGGTCAGCGCACCATGAAGAACAAAGCGAAGAAGAATAAGTAATGGCATTACCTTCTTATCTTACCTTGGTGAATGACGTCTTAGCGCGTCTTCGTGAGCCTACTGTCACTTCTGTTAATCAGAACACAATGAGCCTCCTTGTCGGTAAGTTCGTGAATGACGCTAAGCGTGAGATAGCTGATTCCTACGATTGGGATGCTTTTAACACCTCGATTACAGTCCCTACAGTAGCTAGTCAATACACTGGTTACAGCTTAACTGGTGCGGGTACTAAATTCAAAGTTATTAACGTCTTAGACATCACGGACTACGGCCCTATGACGCCTTCGACTGTTGATGCTATTGAGCGCCATGTGTTTAGCACAGCTAACCCTCAGAATGCAGATCCTAGCGAATACGCCTTTAGCGGTGTTAACAGCAACGGTGACGCACAAGTTATGTTCTACCCTATTCCAGTAGGTGTCAATAACATACGTTTCAGCTTGATCGTCCCTGAGGAAGACTTCGTTAACGATGGTGATACAACTAAGCTCCCTAAAGACCCTATTGTCTTGATTGCTAAGGCACTGGCTCTGGTTGAACGTGGTGAAGACGGTGGCTTAAGTAGTTCAGAGGCCTACGCAGTAGGTAAGAAGTCTTTGGCTGATGCTATCGCCATTGAGCTTGCTCGTTCCCCTGAAAATGAAATGTGGCGTCCAGTATAATGGCACAGCAAATACAAGCTTACTCCATTAACGCTCCCGGCTTCTATGGGTTAAATACTCAAGATAGTAGCTTAGACTTAACTTCAGGTTACGCTCTTACAGCTACTAACTGCGTTATTGACCAGTATGGGCGTATCGGTGCTCGTAAGGGGTGGTCGCCATCACATGCAACTTTAGCTGCTTTAGGGTCAGCTGATGTTAAAGCTATCGGTGAATTGATTACAATAGATGGTACAAGCTACACTATCTGCGCAGGTAACAATAAGCTGTTTAAGTTAGTAGGCACTACGCTCAGTGAATTGACTTACGGTGGTGGCGGTACAGCCCCTACAATCACAGCTAGTAACTGGCAGATGGCTTCCCTCGGTGGAGGCCTTTACCTGTTCCAAGAGGGCTACACACCTCTAGAGTTTAACCCATCGACATCTACGACACAGTATCGCCGTATCTCTGAGATGGCTGGCTACGCAGGTACTGTGCAGCTTGCTAACGCTGTTATCAGTGCTTATGGTCGTCTTTGGAACGTAGGTACTACTACTGATAAGGTAACTATTCAGTGGTGTGATACTAAGCAGCCTTACGACTGGGCAGCAGGTTTAGCTGGTACTTTAGACACTACAACTGTGTGGCCTAAGGGTGGGGACTCAGTTGTAGCCTTAGGTGCGCACAACGGCTTTCTGTATGTCTTCGGTAAGAACAACATCCTTGTCTACTCAGGGGCTACTGATCCTTCAGCTTCTACCTTTGCTCTCTCCGACGTTATCACAGGTATTGGTTGTATCGCTAGGGACTCCATTGCTAACACTGGCTCAGACATCATCTTCTTGTCTCAAACTGGTGTTCGTAGCTTACAGCGCACTATTCAAGAGAAGTCAGCTCCATTGCGTGAGCTCAGCAAGAACGTCCGTAATGACTTGATTGCTTACTTGAACGCTGAAGTAGCTGCTGACATCAAAGCAGTTCATTCCCCACTTGATGCTTTCTACTTACTGTCTCTGCCTGTCGCTAAGCAAGTGTACTGTTTCGACACTAAGGCTCAGTTACAAGATGGTGCAGCAAGGGTAACAACATGGGACTCTATCGAGCCTAGAAGCTTCTGTGCTAAGCAAGATGGTACTCTGTTGTTAGGTAAAGCAGGTTACATAGGTTCTTACACTGGTTACTTAGACAATGCTTCTACTTACCAGATGCAGTACCACACTAACCATACTGACTTCGGTACTCCCTCTGTTACCTCAATCTTGAAGTCAATCTTGGTGACTGTTATCGGTGGTAACGGACAAGCTCTCACGATTAAGTGGGCTTATGACTTTACAGGTAACTTCTACCCTCAAAACGTAACTATTCCATCTAATACTATTGCTTACTACGGTCAAAGCGAATACAATTACGGATTTGAATACTCTAGTGGTCAAGCTCTATCAGTTCTGAAAGCTTATCCTACAGGCTCAGGTAAAGTGGTACAAACAGGTTTTGATGCGTACATTAATGGCTCACCTTTGAGCATTCAAAAGGTAGAGATTCTAGCTAAGAACGGAAAGATTTTATCATCATGAGTAACTACACAAAAAGCGTAAATTTCGCAGCTAAGGATAGCTTATCCACTGGCAACTCAGCCAAGATTGTACGTGGTACTGAGATCAACACTGAGTTCGATAACATTGCCACAGCTATTGCTTCTAAGGCCGATGGTGACTTCACTGTCTTCGGTTTCGTGGAGACTGCTGGTGTCTTGTACATCCAAGTCAGCGGCACTAGCGTAGCTAAGATTGATAGCTCAGGTAATTTCACTGTCATCGGTAATGTCATCTCTAACGGCACAATGTAAGCCTATATATGGCAACAGCACCAAAATACGACGTAAGCATTGATAGACGCTATTGGGTTGAAGACTCCATTGCGCGTGCTTGGCCTCCCGGTCAAGATGTTTTTACTGGTGAAAATAACCCAAAGGCTAACTACGCACTAGATGTAAACATTGATGGTCAGGTGATGACCTTCATTCCTAATTCCACTATTGAGAACGGTGTCTACAACCCCTTTAAAGATAGTAGAGTTTCAGGTAAGTCTTATACGCTCCCTTGGTTCTTAGATCAAAACAACCAAGCAAAGCTCAATGAAGTAGGAAAGAAAATTGATCTTTCCAATAGCGATGTTGGGGGCTATTTAAAAGACAAGATGGGCGCATCTACTGAAGGTGTTCTTGTACCTAAAGGTAGTATTCCTTTCGATTCACAAATTGTTAATGCTCCCGGAAAAATTGAAGGCATTAAAAATATTCAAGGCCAGAATGTCTACGTAAACGAAGACACAAACAATCAAGGCCGCACATTCTTTATTGACCCTGCTGGAACTCGTAGAGAGCTGCTTCCGGGTGGAGGTGGCGGCGGTGGCGGCTTTGGTGGCTTTTTGGGTGATCTGTTTGGTGGTTTAAGCGATATTGGATCTAGTGTTTCAAACTTTGTAAGTGATACTTACATGGATGTGCGTGATCCGCTACAGGCTGCTGCTGTTGTCGCTGGAAACTACTTTGTACCCGGATCTTCTTTATTAACTTCACAACTTGTAAGTGATGAAGCGAAGGGGATGCTATCTTCCGATGTAGGACAAATAGCTAACCTTGCTGCTGGTGCTGCTGGAGCTGGTGCTGGAAACTTATCAGCTGGTACACAGGCGGGTCAAGCTGCTGGTTTAACAGGTCAAGCTGCCTCTATTGGAGGTAATGCAGCCTTAACAGCTGCTGCTACAGGAGATGTAGATCGAGCATTGACGTCAGCTGCTATAGGCGCTGGTGGTGGTTATGTAGGGTCTAACGTAGGCGCAGAGTACGGTCAAACTGCTGGACAAGTAGCGGGAGGAACTGCAGCTGGTTTGTTGTCTGGTCAGGATTTCAATACAGCGCTTACTAACGCAGCTATCAGCACTGGAGCTAACCAAGCAGCTAGTGGTTTGATGAATGCTGTGAATGCTCCTACCGCCACAGATGCGTCAATGACATTTACACCGTCAGCGCCTTTGAACTTTGGTGATACACCTGTCGATTACGGTCAGACTGGTACAGGAGGATTAGGTCTAACAGCTACACCTGCTCCGCTGGATATGAGTAACCCATATTCATTTGACACTAACTACTTTTCTACTGGTGGATTGGGTCTTAACGCTACTCCAGCTCCTTTTAACCCTGCTAACCCTTATAGTCTAGATACCAACGTTGGTAACCGTGCCGATATGGGCGGCGGTACAGGGATTCAAGTACCTCAAGGTGAAGGGGCTACTTTAGGCTCTATCGGTGCAGCAGCTGAGACTCCTACACAGAACCCAAACTTAGTAAACTCAGTAGGTACAGGCTTACTCAGCAATTATCTTAAATCGCTTTTCACAGGATCACAAGGGACAGGTAACATGGCAACTACGCAAGAAAACAATCTTTTAGGGGGTCTTCTCGGAAGTTCCTTAACAAGCCTAGGCGGTTTGATGCAGGGAAGCACCAGTGCAGAAGCTGCTCAGACACAAGCTAATGCTCTTCGTGCAGCTGGACAACAAGCAGCTACGGCTTCTCAGTTCCGTCCTGTAGGCACTACCACTACATTCGGTACTTCTAACTTCCAAGTTGATCCTACCACAGGTCAGTTAATCTCTGCTGGTTACAACTTGTCTCCTCAGCTGCAAGGCTACCAGAATCAGCTCATGGCTGGTGGTCAACAATCCTTGACTGATGCAGCTAACTTGCAAGCCTTAGGTCGTGGATACATTGCTCAGACTCCTGAAGCTGCTGCACAGCAGTACATGGCTAACCAACAAGCTCTCCTAGCACCTAGTCGTGACATGGAATCAGCTCGATTGGCTAACCAGTTGCAGCAGACAGGTCGCACAGGTGTCTCAGTTGCCCAAGGCGGTAGCTTAGGTATGGCTAACCCTGAACAACAAGCTCTGGCTAACGCTCGTGCTATCCAAGACTTGAACTTGGCTGCTCAGGCTCAACAGCAAGGTCGAGCACAAACTACATTCGGTCAAGGCTTGCTCACAAGTGCTTACGACCCATTCAGCGCTGGTTTGAAGTCCGCTTCGACAGTTGAAGGCCTTGCTCAACAGCCCTTTGGCTTGTCTACTGACTTGGCTAAACTTTCTTCAGCCGCAGGAGCTAGCTCAGGTCGTTTGGGACTGGCTGGCGATATGGCTGAGATCGGAAGAGCAC